TGCTGCTGCTCCTGACCAGTATTTTTGAACTGCCGCAGCTCCTATTTTTGACTTATAAACCCAACTTTTCCATGTTGCCGTTAATTTACTATCAGTAAGTGCCCATTGATTTCTGATTTTTAGATTTGCATTTTGCATATCTAAAACCATTTCTTTTGTCATTCCTTTAAAAGCTCCAGTAGTAACAATACCCTGAGCATCTATATTTTTAAGAGCAGCAGCAATTGCTTGAGACATACGAGCCATTTCACGTTTAGTAAGATCAGCTTCTAATCTAAGCTGTTTCATAAACTTAGCTTCGCCTTTTTTACCTGCCATAGGAGAGCTTTGTGCTAAAGCTTGAGCTTCTCCATATCCTTCTACTTTAAATTCTGCAGAAGTCATTCTACTTCTTCCTAATTTAGTTTCGTAGGATTTTTTAGCTCTTTGTGCTTTTTTAAAGTTTTTTTCTGCAGACTTGCCCCATTCATCCATTGACTCTTTTAAGTCCGACATTGGAATGATACTTTTAAGTATCATTAGTGAAAAGCCTGCAAAAGCGCCAAGAGCAAGTCCTGCATTATTATTTATAGCTGTTGCGATAGACTGAAAAGCAGGTAAAATTCCTGTAGCTATTTTTTGAATTAAATCATCAAAGGTTTTTTGTAGTTTAACAAAAGGGTCTGCATTAGGTTCAATAGCGCCAAATTGCTTGTTAATCTGTCTTTGAGTTTCAAGTAATACTGATTGAGAAATTTGAAAGTCTGACATAGCATCTACTGCAATACCTAAAGAGTCAGCATATCTTTTCTTTGCTTTTTCTAATCGAAGTGTTACACCCAATTCGTCGAGTAATTCTGGTTCTGCTTTTGAAACGCCTCGTACTAGTCTGTCGAATGCATCTGTGAAGTCTCTTCCAAGTACTTTTGACACTCTTCCAGCAGATACAGCTAGATCATTCATTTGTTTAGAACTAAATCCTTTTGCGGCTCCGATTGCTGATGCTGCTGAGGCTTCACTAAAGCTTAACATTCCTTGTGAAGCTTTTTGTAATTCAGTAGATAGGTAGCCTAAAGCATTACCTGTAGACTGCGCATACTCTACTTGAGCTTGCTTTAGTCTTTCTGTTTGGGAGGCATTTTTTAAGAATTGAAATGCGGCAGATACGGCAAATAAGTTAGCAGCAAGAGTAGCATATGCAGGTACAAGACCTCCAGTAATACCCTGTGCCATTTTTGAGAAGTTTTTAGTAGAGTTAGAAGATGCTTGAGCTGCACCTTTTAGATTACGATCAGCAGTTCGTGCAGACTTAGATACTTTATCCTGTCCTTTCGATACTCCGTCTAGTTGTTTTCGAAGTTTGCCAGCCTCAACGGTGGCTTTTTGCATTTTGCCATTAACTTCTATATCTATTTGTACTTTCTTAGCCATTAGCCAGTCACATCATGGGCAACATTGCCGCTTTTAGCTTTCGCTTTACGCTCTTCAGCTTTTCTTTTATTTTCTGCTTGTTCTGCTTTATACGAAACTAATATATTTTCATAAAGCTTCATTATGTATAAAATAACTCTAGGGTTCTCTACGTTATATAGGCTAAAGAAATACTCTATACCGTTCCAGTGTTTACCCATATAAGTTCCGCTCATACCTTCCCAATAGTCTGGTAGTAAAGAGAACATAAAAAATGCCACTTGAACTTCTTCGGGAAAGTCCGAATGTTCGAGCGGCATTTTGGCTGGGTCAGGCTCTTCTCCTAATTGCTGACAAATACTTAGATACTTGTCTACATCTATTTTAGAATCACCTTCTTTAACGTATCTTTTTAGCAGTTTTTCAATTTCTGCTATTTGTTTCCAGTAAAATTTTCTAAGTCACCTACTGTTTCTGTAACCCAGGTGTCAAAGTCTGATGAGTTTTTCATCAGAAGTTCAGCGTTTTCCCTAGTGTATGGAAGTTCGTCATCTGGATCAAATTGTGATACGTCTACCAAAAGAAGCTCTTCTAGGTAACGATATTTGAAGCCTGACCAGCTTTGAATAACAGCTTTGCAGTACTCAGAAAGAAACTTATCTTCATCTAAAATTTCTTCTGGTTGGTGCGTTTTTCTGTTAAACTTATTAGTTACGCATTTTTTGCGTAGTTTAATAAGTTCTTCTCGTGAAAGGTAAGTTAAGTCTACTGATAAACCAGGATATCCTGCGAAATCAATAGAAACTGTTTTACTTGGAGTCATAAGACTCGCTAGGGATACGGTATCTGTCATTATTTGTCCTTTTGTTGTTATTACCAATTAATGTTATAAGTATAAACTATCCCAACAAAAAAGTCAAGATTTATTTTTCTTAGGGGTAATAAAAAACGGGCCGAAGCCCGCTTTTTAAAAGTAGGATTTAATTAAGCACCTACATACTTGATAGTACACTCATCTGTTTCAGAAATATCCGATGGTAGAGCGTGGAAGTTAGTTTCCAAACTAATAATATCGTCAATCTGATGAGTAGGAATCTCAAGGTGAGCCTGAGGAATATCAAATACTAGCTTAGGTGTTTGAGATGCACCGCCTACGTCAAATACTAAATTAAATCTGTTAGTAGAAACGTTGACAGCAGTAGCTAGATCATCAAACAAGTCAGCACTAGTAGAATTACCACTTGAGTTAGTACCTGCGTCTAAGTAACAAGTAAAGTTACCTGAAATAGAACGAGTACCAGTTACGTGGCCAACAGGTTGGTTTACACGACAAATTTCTTCTGGAGTCAAGAAAGTAATTCCATTTTCAAATGTAATACTTCCGCCAGTAAGAGCCATTTGGTATTCTTGAGCAAACTCATTACCCGCATTAGCGTCTTGGTTCTGACTTAGGGTAGTAATTGACAAAGTAGTCAAACGGTTTCTGATAAAGTTATCAGTGTCTTGAGTACCAGTAGTAATTACTGTTGCAGCGGTTAAATCAAGTGTTGCTTGCTCTTCGATAAGCGCACCAAAGCCGCCCCATTCAGTAGTTGCAATTCCATCAATATCAAAAGACATTGTAGCACTGTTAGCTACACAATCAGAAATTTTATAAATTGTCTGACCGTCTGCTGCTGCGTAACTTAAGTCAGTAGAAGCACAGCCTCCAAGTACAAAGTACAAGTCAAAAGAACCTAAAAGAGTTCTATTTGATTCTGAAAAATCAAAAGTTACTGAATTATCACTGGTAGAACGAGTTGTTGCTTTAGACCAAGAAGTACCCGCATGAGTATATTGGTTGATAGCGACAAAGTTAGCCCAAAGAGCTTCGTCTACTGCAAATCCACCAACACCAGAAACACTTGCTGGTCTAGCGTACATTTGGAAACTCCATTCCGCAGGGTTGAAGGCATCTGTAAACATAGAACGACCACGTCTTGAAATACCTGTAACGTCTTCCATTTCGTTAATTACTACTTCTGTTGTTGAAGTAGTTTGAGAAAACGAGAATCCATTTAATACTGGAAGTCTCCAATATACACCATCCTGGTGTAAATAAAGAGCCGTTTCTCTAGATAGCTGTAATTGTGAAGCCATAGATTATCTCCTATGAATCTTGAAAAGACTTGGTCGTGAATCTTTTGATTCGTGCCAGCATTTTCTTAGTAATGAACCTGTAGAAGTATCTCTGCAACTCCTAAAGGATCAAGCACTCCTTCGTCAGTATCAATACTGAGTACCAGAATATCGTGAGTATATTGAGTATTGCCTTGTTTATCTGTATAAGCTAAACGTCCATTGCTCTCAACTACTGTTTCAATATCTTCTATAAGACTATCCAATGCATCGCTAGCATTTTCTTCGTTTACATATACTCTTACAGTGATATTTAAATATCTATCGCGATAACCGTCCATATGGTATTCGCGAGTTTCACTTCCCGCATTTAAATTAACTGCAGGAAATTGGTCTACATCATCCCAGAACTGTAGCCTAGGGTGAACATTTTGCATCAAGTCATTTAAATAATCTTGATTGCCATTAATTCCTTTTAACTTATCAACTAAAGCATTTACAATGGCTTGTCGTCTAGTTGTATAGTTTCTTTGCCAACCCATTATACTCTCCTGGTGTAGAATCTTCCTATTGCCATCTCAGCCGCTATTTCTCTAATAGATTTATCAATTAGCCTTCTAGGATCTCTTTCTGGGTCTCCTTGAAGATTTCCAACCTCGAAAGTTTCATAAGGGTTTCTTTGATAAGTATATCCAATACTTGGAAAACCTTTAGCGGTAGTTTGAATATCTGTAGCTCTTACACTAGCTGCAAATCTTCCTGTTCTATAGTTTAGAGCAGGAGTTACCATATTTCTAGCTACTACTGCTTGCAGTTTTAAATTCAATAACGCTAAAAGTTGTAAACCTTCGTTAGCTTTTCCTTTAACCTCAGTAGAAGATTTCTCTACTACTTTACGTCCTCTTCTTTTTTTGAGTCCTCCAGGTTTAGGGCTGGCAGACCTTTTCTTTTTAGATGTTCCTTTTTTCTTTGTAGGTTTATCTACTTTAAATTTACTAGCTTTAATATTTTTCTTTTTACTTAGAGGATCTAGCAATAATTGATTTGCTACTTGCTTTGCGAGCCTTTCATCAAATGGTTGACTACCAGGTTTAGTTGCAAATTTAGAAGCACTACCTTGTAATTCTTCGTATAGTGCTTCTTCAAGTTTAGGTCTTAAAACAGTCCAGTCAGTAGATTCTTGTCCTGGTTTGTTTGCTAGTGTTTGGCCTAGTCTTCCTACTACCTGTATACTTCTTTTAGTGTAAGAGTCATTAGCTGACCAACTATACTCAACTTCATTGAGCATTCGTTCTAATACTTTTATAGCTGCTGTTTTACCTTTACTGTTTGGTAGTCCTGAAGCGGATTTTGCTATATCTTCTAGTATTTGAACACCTACTGTTTTGCCTTGGTGAAGAAACTGAGTTCTTCTAGTAAAACTTTGTAAAGCTTTTCCTACTGTTAAACTACTTAAAATAGTGTTTGCACTTGAAGTTTTTAGTAAAGAAACAATAGTATTTTTTGTTTTATCTGCTTGGTTTTTGGGTTGTAATACTTCTATTACTCTTCCCTTTTTTACTGCTTTATATGCTTTGTCAGATATACTTTTATTATATTCTTTAACAAAGTCTTTAAATATAAGTTTTGCAACTTGTCTTGCTTCTGCTCTTAATTCTTTTGAAAGAGTAGAGTCGTTTTCTATAACCTGTCTTGCAGCTTCCGCTCTACTTGTATCTTTTTCTTTAGATTCTTTTAATTTCTTTCTTTGTGCACTAATTAACTTAGGTCTTTTGATTGCTACATAGTTATATACTAAAATATCATAAATATCATCTTCTGTAATATTTATTAAGTGTAGTCCTGCACTATCAACCCTTTTTCTTGCTTCTTTTGCTATTTTTCTTTTTAGTTTTTCACCGTTGTAGGCTTCTTCTAGTAGTTTGTTTAATAGCTTTGCTGACATTAGAAATTTTTATATAAATCAAGAACTCTCTTAATATGATCTGGGAAAGCTACACTGCTGTCTTGAGTACTAGATCCAGGATTCTGCAAAGTTGCTCCTGCAAGAGTTCTTCTCTCTTTGTACTCATCTTTATAGTAATAAGTTACTAAGTCTACAACAGCTAGCTTTAAGTCCAGAGGGCAAGCATTATATCCTGCTGTATAAGTAACTTTTACAGCGCCCGCTCCTCTAGGCCATAGTTTATAAGTAGATCCAGTTACATACATTACGCTGTCCGTTGCTTCGTCTAGGTAATATTCTGTACTTGGTACGGTTCTGTAACTATCTGTAACTGAATCTCTAATTTCTACAGATACTATAGAGTTTACTGGACTTTCGTCTAGTTGAACTATATGAGTATCCCAGTTAATTGAAACTGTATCTACTTTATTTGTAGAGTAATAATCTACAAATGAATTTCCGCAGTAAGTTTTTACTAATTGACTCACAGAATTAATAATCTGATCAATTACAAAGTCATCTTTAGTAGATGCAATGTTTTCACTTTCTTTGTATTGTTTTAATGTGATTAAGTTTGCCATAAGTCAATTAGTAAAAACTGGGAGGCGAACCCCCCAGCTTTAATAGTACTAGAGTACTAGATTATTGGAATGCCCAACGGATTGAAGGCTGGTTAGAGCCAGAGCCTGCAACAAGCTCATTGAATCCCAAAGATTGAGATGCAACAACTACGTTACGCTGCTCTTTCACGATATAATCGCTTTCGATTCCGATGCCTTTCAGGCGAGGCATTACATAGTTTGGCATATATACTGCCGCTGCTGCGGTAGTAGTAGGAGAGCCAGAAGCGCTCAAGTTATATGCCAACTGGTCAGTAGCAATTACAGGTGAACCGTAAATTGTACCTACCATGCCGGTAAGCTTAGTTGCAAGGTCTGAACCAACTTCAGTGATGTCGGTAAAACCAGTTGCATCGATCAACTCGTAGTATACGTCAGTTGGTACGATGTAAGCAACTTGTGATGCTTCC